TTTAATGTGCTGGTTGCTTCAACAGGAGAAGCACATCCTGATTCGGATAAAATTATTCAAGATTTGTTGAGTGCATCCACTGACGATATTAAATTCATCGATATAAAGTTGCAAACGTCTGGAGCAATTGATATTAGTGCAATGGTAGATCCAATAATGAGCATGAATCAGACTACGATTGAAATTCTTGGATCGCGACTGAAAAAAGACGCAGAGGAAAAACAGTCAATAAAAGCTATACTACAAGGTGTCAAAGATCAGGTCGCACAGTACATTCTAGATCATCCAGCAATTGTTGGGAAATTTAAGCTGGGTCCTGACATTGAAGGATTGGTATTAGATTTAGACGGTTCAACTTATAAGGTTACAACAAATGAGTTTAAGGCAACAAAAGTAAAATAGTTTTGTATCTTATATACAATCAAATGCCCTTCGGGGCATTTTTTACTTTTATTCAAAAATAAACTAAAATCATATTTTAGGAGTTGTTTATGAAAAAAGTTGATTATACGCCTCGCAAAAAATTTGATCCAATTCTTGATGTAAAATATGCTCTAAAAGGAACCCGGGCAAAACCAGCCAAAACGATAAATAAAATTAGTGATGTCGAACGTTCGACAAAACACATCAAAAGCTTAGTAACTCCAGGACATTCTACTGCTCCAAAAGTTATTCCAAAATGCACACTTCCAAATTTAATTGGAGTAAGCATAGTTCACAAATCATGCCTTGTTCCGGTATTTTCTGCTGATGAGGCTAAAGATCTTGCCAAAATGAGGAGATAATATTGAAATTAGTTTTAGCATTGTTATTGTTATGTTTAAATTTTTCTACAGCAAATCACGCAACGCCAGCATCAGATAAAAAATTAGCAGCAGAAGTTCACTGTATGGCGCTAAACATGTTCTTTGAAGCGCGTGGCGAAGGAAAAGCTGGAATGATTGCTGTTGGACATGTAACACTAAACAGAGTCAAAAGTAGCAAATTTCCAAATTCAATTTGTTCTGTAGTAAAACAACCAGGTCAGTTTAGTTGGTACAATTCCAGTATGAATTTTAAATCTGTTAAAATTCCAGTGCACATTCAAGAAATTGCATTCAATATGGTAACTGGACAGCGTAAATATATCGACCATACAAAAGGTTCGTTATATTTTCATCATGAAGATGTTCAACCTTTTCGTGTTAAATACAGAACAAAAATTGGAAAACACCTTTTCTACGCATAACAGGAGATAACTATGAAATCAGCACTAAAGAAAAAAGAACCTGTTAAAATTATTCCGCTGGAATCAGAATCAGCTGGAATATACTTACTATTTGGAGAAATTAATACAGATTCAATCGAAAAAGCATGTGGATGGATTCTTTCAGAGAACGTTTCTGACAATCCGCCTGAGTACATTAATCTTATAATTAATTCTCCTGGAGGTTCTCTTACTGATGCATTTGCACTTATCTCAATTATGGGAAGCAGTGTTATTCCAATCAGAACTGTTGGACTTGGTGAAGTATCGTCAGCGGGTCTTTTTATTTTTATGGCTGGAACAAAAGGAATGCGAACAATTGATCCAAATGCAGAAATAATGAGTCATCATTTTAGCACCGGTCATAGTGGAACTTTTCACGAACTTAAAAATTTAGATAAACAGTACAATGCAATCGATAAACGAATTGTTCAACATTACAAAAAATTTACTGGTCTAGAAGAAAAAGTAATTCGTGAAAAACTCTTATCACATCAAGATATATACTTGACAGCAAAAGACTGTGTTCAACTTGGAATTGCTGATGAGATCGGTGGAATTTAACAAGATTAAATCTACAGTAATCTTGAACAGATGCTTCGCATCTGGTTTGCAAGCAAACAGTACAGTTTGAAACAGAATAATTATTATTAGAATAACTTGATGGTGTTAATACAATTATAACATCTTTTTTACTAAAGAAAAATAAACTGTTAAAAAATTTTAAGACAGTTTATTTTTACTTTTATTCTTTGGTATGTTATAATCTTTTTTATGCTATACAGTGAATTGAAATTTGTTAACATTCTAGGCGCAAGACTGCGTAACTGGACTCCTAAAGGTAACAATAAGAGTTGCTTCTCTCATTCATGTGAAAGAAGCGATTCGCTGAAACGCCGTGGTTGGTTTTTACCGTTTAAGGAAAAGATATTCTTTAAATGTCATCATTGCGGCGTTAGTATGCGTTTTGATAAATTTCTCAAAGATGCTGACCCAACTCTGTATGGTGAATATAGAATTGAAATGCTAAAAGAAAAAGCAGGTCTGAGTTCAGCTGATCAAACTTTTGCAGACATTTCAATAGAAGACTCTACAGTCGATAAAAAAACCGCAGAATTGTCAGGCTTAATACCAATTAATGAATTGGCAAAAACTCATCCTGCTAGGCTGTATGTAGAACGAAGAAAAATTCCTCAAGATCAGTTTGACAGACTCTATTTGGCAAAAAAATTTTACAAATGGGCAAGTCAATTTAAACATCAGTTTTCAACAGTAAAAAATGATTCTCCAAGATTGGTTATTCCTATTTTTGACAGAGCGCGTAAATTAAATGGGTTTACTGCACGCGCATTTGGACCAGAACAACCAAAATACATTCATTTAAAAATAGACACAAATAGTGATTTTATTTTTGGCTTAGAACGACTTGATTTTTCTAAACCAATAATTGCTGTAGAGGGTCAAATAGATTCGCTATTCTTAGACAATGCTATTGCTGTTGGATCTGCTAACTACAAGGCTGACTTTCTTCAGCAATTTAAGGACAGAATAATTATTGTTCCTGATAATGATTTTCGTCGAAACCTTCAGGTTTGCCAGCAGATTCGAAATGCAATAGATGAAGGATTCACTGTTAGTTTATTGCCGTCACAATGGAAAAAAGACATTAACGACAGTTGTAAAAGCGGAATTTCAGCTGAAGAAATCAATCAATATATACTATCCCATAGAAAACATGGCGTAGAAGCCCTACTTGAATTAACCTTGGAGAAAAAATGTTAGATCGCATGTCAACCTATGTTTCTAAAAAGTACTTGTCGTATCGCGATGGAGTGCCATATTTGGATCTCTCTACATCTACAAGCTGGTGCAACAATGATGACTTTTATGAAGACGTTATTTTTTCTTTTGCTGAAGATGGATGTATAATTCTTCAAGGAGAAGAAAACGTGGCATTGGTTCGAGACATGTTCTACAATAACATACAAAAATATAATTACACACGTCTACATCGCGGTGAGAACACTCATAAGATCACCGTATTACGTGAACCAGTTTGTGTTATTCCAATTGAAATCTCGGATAATTCTCAAGTAACAGAACGAAAAATAGCAGTAATTGAAAAACCAAAAAAGAAAGTATCTAAATGATCAAAACAATTATTAAAAGAAACGGAACACGTGAAGAATTTAATCCAGAAAAAGTAAATGGTTGGGGTGTTTGGGCAGCCAAGACACTTGGTCATCTTGACTGGTCTTCTATTGTTATTGATGCAGTTAGCAAACTTGGTGAAGAAACCACAAGCGTTCAACTTCAGGAAACACTGATCAGTGTCTGTCTGCAGCAAAAAACTTGGGAACATAACCGCATGGCTGGTCGGCTGTATGTTGCTTTGCTTGAACGTTTATTTTACAATGGTAAACATCCAACTGTAAAATCGCTGCACAAAACTCTATTTGATGCTGGTTTGATGGTAAAATTAAACTATTCAGAAGATGAGTACTCTGAAATTGAATCTATTATTGATCATAAGCAAGATCTAAAATATCCTCACTATCAAGTTCATCAGATTCGCAGCAAGTACGCTCTTAAGAATAAAGTAGCTAAAAAGGAATATGAAACTCCACAGTTTGTCTATATGCGAATGGCAATGGCACTGGCTGAAAATGAAAAATCAAACAGACTGCATCATCTGCGTCGGTGGTATGAACATTTTTCACACAATCGTCTGAATGCGCCAACTCCTAATTTTACCAATCTTGGTACAAAATTGAATGGCTATGCATCTTGTTGTCTCTATACTACTGACGACACAGCACAGTCACTTGCAGCAGGTGATCATATTGCCTATATGATGACTTGTATGAGCGCTGGTATTGGTACTCATATTAAGACTCGTTCTCTTGGCGATCCTGTTCGTGGTGGTATGATTCAACATCAAGGAAAGTTGCCATATTATCGTGCAATGGTTGGTGCAATTGGCGCTAATCTACAAAATGGTCGAGGCGGTGCTTCTACAGTTTATTATTCAGCTTTTGATCCTGAAGTTGAGGTAATTCAAAAGTTACGCAATCCAATGACACCACAAACAAAGCGCATTGCTGGTTGTCATTATAACTTTGGTTCAAATAAACTATTTGCGCGTAAAGTTGCAAAGAACGAGACATTTGCAACTTTTTCATATTATAATAATGCTAAATTGTACGAGGCAATGTATGAAAAAGATCAGAGTAATTTTGAAAAGCTTTATGCCGAATGGGAGCAGCGCGCGCCAATGAAATTAAATGCTCGTGATATTGCTCTTAGTGCGCTTACAGAGTCGTACGAGACCGGTGTTCACTATTTGCATCAAATGGATACAATGAATCACCATACTCCGTTTAAAGACAAGATTTATAGTTCCAACCTCTGCGCAGAAATTAGCATTCCGACCAAGGCATTCAATTCAGTTAAAGAACTATATGAACCGTACGAAGAAGGCGGACCGGAAATTGGACTGTGTTCACTTGCTGGAATCGTTGTTTCTAATGTTGAATCTGATGAAATGTACGCAGACGTTGCCTACTATGCATTAAAGATGATTGATGTATGTATTCATAAAAGCGATTATGTTTTCAAGAATCTTGACGATACAGCAAAGTCACGTTTAAGTGCGGGTGTTGGTGTTATGGGTCTTGCACATCAAATGGCAAAGAATCATAAACGTTTTGATACACAAGACGGTCGAGACTTTGTTCATGAAATGGCTGAAACACATATGTGGCATTTGATCAATGCATCCTTGAAATTAGGTCAAGAACTTGGCAATGCTCCATGGATGCACAAGACGAACTGGCCAACAGGCTGGTTACCAATTGATACGTATGAGCGCAGAGTAGATCAGATTGTCTCTGTAGAAAATAAACGTGATTGGGAATCGCTGCGTGAAAAGATTATTGCAAATGGTGGTATTCGTAACAGTGTAGTTAGTGCACTTATGCCAGGAGAAAGTTCATCTCTTTCAAGCGGTACCACTAACGGTCCATATCCAATTCGTGAAATTAGTATCATGAAAACCAACGATACTGGTGTAAACTATTGGGTTGCTCCAGAAGGTACAAAGTTGAAAAAGCACTATCAATCTGCATGGGATATTCCAAGCTTGGACATGATTAAGTTCTATGCTATTTGGCAGAAATGGACAGATCAAGGAATCAGCAGCGACCTGTACGTTAATATTAAAGGCAGTGATAAAATATCCAGCTCTACAATGATTACAGATTATCTTGACATTGTTAAGTATGGATTGAAGACACGTTACTACATTAACTCTAATACCAGCAATGGTGTTGATTTAACAACAGAAGAAAATGCTGTAAACGATTTAGAAGAAAATGGAGAATGCGAAAGCTGCAAACTATGAATCAAGTTTTTAATACCAACAAAACAACAGAAGAGTATACAAACAAACAGCCATTGTTTTTTGGACCAGAACCAGGTCTGTTTGATACACTCAATATTCAATATCCAGAAATCTGGAGTCTGTATAAAGAAATGAAATCGTTGGACTGGGATGCAAACGAATTTGATTACAGTCAGTGCAATTTGGACTTTAAAACATGTCCAAAGTCTACTTACGATATGATGATTCGAACTCTTGCATGGCAGTGGGAGGCTGATTCTGTTGCATCGCGTAGCATTGCTCCAGTTCTTGCTCCATTCATTACAGATTCTTCGCTTTGGGCTGCTTGGCAACGTGTTTCTGACAATGAAGTTGTACATGCTACTACATATTCAGAAATTGTTCGTATGAGTTTTGACTCTCCGCAAGAGGTGTTAAAAACAGTTCTTGAAGCAAAAGAACCGCTAGAACGACTGAACGAAACGTCTAAAGTGTTCTCAGAACTCTATACGACTTCGCATCGTTATGCTCTTGGACTAGAAACTCCAGCATCAGCATACGATAAAGTTTTCATGGGTGTAGTTGCATTGCTGATCCTTGAACGCATTCAGTTTATGGCTAGTTTTGCTATTACGTTTACAATCTGTTCGAGTGGATTGTTTCAGTCTATTGGCAAGGCAGTTCAAAAAATTGCTCAGGATGAATTGGAAGTTCATGCTCAACTAGATAAAACTGTTTTGCGTGAACTCTTGCTAACACAAGAAGGCAAAGATTGCTATACGCGCAAACGTGCGGATATTAAACAGCTTTTAGATGCAGTTGTTGCACAAGAGCTGCGTTGGACAGACTATATTTTTAGTGAAGGTCGATCACTGTTGGGCACAAGTCGGGATCTTGTAAAGCAATGGGTACTTTTTAATGCGCGTGATGTATATAAATTTCTCGATATTGAATGTGAACATAAATTACCAACAAAGAATCCAATGCCGCATTTAGATGATTGGATTAATATTGGTAATGTACAGTCGGCTCCTCAAGAACAGGACAACAACCAGTACAAGGTCAATGTTGTTCAACGAGATGATGATTCAACAACTTTTGAAACGGATTTTTAATATGTTTGTAGTTTATTCAAAACCCAACTGTCCACAGTGCGATGTAGCAAAGACTTTGCTGAAGTCACATAATATCTATTTTAGAGAAGTTAGCATTGATGTTGGTCAAGCAATCTCTGCAGATCAAGAAAAAATTGCAATCGCTGATCTTAAGAGTCGTTATCCAAATGTGCGATCTGCTCCAGTTATTGCGCATCTTACGGGTGAATATGTTGGGTCTCTATCTGACCTAAAAAGTTTACTTTTAACTCCAGAAATGTAGTATAATAGTATATCTAAATTTTTTAAACTCTTTTACATTATGAAATTTGATACCGATAAACCTCAACTTCAACTTGTTCCAGCATTTCCTTTACTTGAAATTTCGCGTGTATTTGGATTTGGTGCCAAGAAATATGGTCAAAACAATTGGAGACGTGATTCTGATTTGTACGGCTGGACTCGCCATTATGGTTCTATTCAACGTCATTTAAATGCTTGGATAGACGGTGAAGATCTTGATCCAGAATCTGGACTGCCTCACTTAGCTCATGCCACAACGCAATTAATGATTCTTCTGCAGCTTACTAAAGATGCTCCACAATGTGATGATCGTTTTAAGAAAGACTCAGTAGTATGATGCATGTATCTGATATTCGTCAATATTTTATTAGTGAATTAAAATCTGAACGCTTTACTATTGACAAAACTGGGCAGCAAACTATTGAAATGATTGGCGCTAGTTTTGTTGCAGACGAAACTGCAATTTTTGGCAGTCCATCTGAAGAATACATTGATGCTGAACTGAAGTGGTATAAATCAATGTCGTCCAATATCAACGACATTTATGGAACAGAACGACCTGCTCCAGTTGCTTGGAAATATGCAGCTGACCAGCATGGTAATATTAATTCTAATTATGGTCTGTTGATTTACTCTAAAAAGTATTTCCAACAGTTTGAATCCACTGTTCGTGAACTCTTGTCCAATAAAGATACCCGACGTGCAACAATGGTATATACTCGCCCATCAATTTGGGTTGAATATAATGAATGTGGCAAATCAGATTTTATTTGCACCAATGCAGTAACGTACTATATTCGTGATAATAGACTGCACAGTGTTGTACAAATGCGATCAAACGATGCGTGGGCAGGATATCGTAATGACTGGGCATGGCAACGCCACGTTATGTTTGAAATTGTTGAAGATTATAATCGCAGTACAGCATGCAGTGCCGATCACATTAGTATTGGAAATATTGTTTGGCAAGTTCAAAATTTGCATGTGTACAGCAAAAACTTTTATTTGGTTGATGCATATGAAAAAGGACACGTTTCAATAACAAAACCAGAATACGCTCGTCTCTATCCAAACAGTCCGTACAGCAAGTAAATTTTACTTTTAATGCTAAATTGATGTATAATTCAATTTAGCATTTTAACATCTTAAACAATAAACACATATGTCAAAAACGGCGCTTATTACTGGTGCAACAGGTTATATTGGTGCGCACACAGTTCATGCACTGCAATCTGCAGGTTTTCAGGTAGATGCAATTGATATTGATATCGTAAACCGAAATAATATAGTACAATATTGTTCAGGCATTATTCAGTGTGATGTAAGAGATTTTAGAAGTCCTCTAGATAAGCACTATGATGTTGTCGTACATCTTGCAGGTTTAATCCAAGTTGGTGAGAGCATGACTTGTCCAACCGCATACTATGATACAAATCTGTTTGGTACTATAAATGTACTGAAAAATTTTAACGCTGATCATTTTATCTTTGCTTCAACTGCAGGTTGCTTTGATCCAATTTCTCCTTATGCAAAATCAAAGCATGCTGCTGAGGATGTAATAAAAGAACTTGCAAAGAAATGGACAATCTTTAGGTTTTTCAACGTTGCTGGCAGTAATGGTTTATTCAGACAGTTTGGACCGTCTACACACATCATAAGAGTAGCAGCAGAAACAGCTGCAGGCAAACGTGACAAAATGACACTGTTCGGTGATGATTATCCTACAATTGACGGAACTTGTATTCGTGATTATGTTCATGTTGTAGATCTCTCAAATGCTATTGTTCGTGCTGCACTTGATGCTGAGCACACAAATATAGATTATCATTGTATTGGTTCGGGTAAAACCTATACAAATCTACAAGTTATTGAAATGATGAAAATTGTAAGTGGAGTTGATTTTAAAGTAGATATTGGACCACGACGAAGCGGCGATCCTGCAGAACTTCGTATAAATTCAACCTCTAAATATGTTAAAATAGACTACACCCTTAGAGATATGTGTCAATCAGCTTATAGCATGGAGTTAAAATGAGCAAAAAAATCTTAATCACCGGAATGAATAATAATCAATGTATTCGCAAGTTTTATTTGCGGCAACAATTGAAAGTTGTTCCATCTTCATATTCTCTTTATAATTGTTTGCACGATATGGGATACACAGTAGAACAACGTGAAGTTGCAATTGGTGAAGATCTGTCAAAATATGACGACGTTATTGTTTTTATTGCCGGACCTCGACAGTTGGTGACAACCAAATTGTTCAACGGACTGTGGGCAATTGCAAACAGACCTGATTCTATTATTGCATACGACGATTGGCAAGCACCAGATCTTTTTAAGGGAGTTCAAAAATGTCTTGACCCTGAACAACTCTTTTGTGATTTTATTCTTGGCGTTAATAAAAAAACAAGAGAAGAACTCGAACCATTTTTAAAAGACTTCAACTCAGCAATCAATGTTATTATTGGTAAAAAAAGTCGAATCCTTGTTTCAGCATTCCAAACAGGGCATCTTGAGGATCCAGAAAAACACGGTCCACATTTAATTTTTGACGGTATTGGATACTCTGCAGACAGACTTTTCGTGTACAATCCAAACCCATATCATCGCAATCGGCGTCCTGATGATGTTGGTCATGAAGGTGAAGAAGACCCTGATTTTTCAGCACTGTTTACACTAGACGACACTGCTCAAACGTATACAAAAGAACGTCGTTTTAATTTTGCATCACTAGTACAGTCAAAGACTAAAAAATGGTTAAAGTCTCAAGGAGTATCTGTTAAAGATTTGGATGCCGAAGAGACCTATATTCAGGGCTGGAAAGTAGACATGTACGGTTCAAAAGCTGACAGCCAAAAACGTCTAACAGAAGACAAAATGTGCGAAACTTTTGCTCGTAACTGGGGTTGCTTGATGCCGGGTTACGAACATGCAGGCAGCGGATGGTGGAGAGCCAGACCACTTCAATGCGCAGACGCAGGTGCTATTCTTATTGGTGATAAAAAAGAAATGATGGTTTATTATAATGATGAACGTCTAGCTAGCATTAAAGCTTCTGATATTATTAACATGTCTGATAAAGAACTTGCTGAATTAGCAGCCGCGCAGCGTTCAGCGCTGTACAAGATTCATCCGCTAGACAAAGCTGTTCAACGAAAAGAAATTCAAGAAATCTTAAAAGCACCTAAATAACCGAAATTACTTAAAGGATATAAATGATGAATATTTTGATAGTAGGTGCAGGTTTCTCTGGTGCCGTTATTGCGCGTGAACTAGCAGAAGCTGGTCACATCATTACCATGATCGATCGACGTGACCACATTGCTGGAAATTGTTTTGATTCTGTCAATGATGTTGGTATTCGTGTTCACAAATATGGACCACATTTATTTCATACGAGAAACAAAGAAGTATTTGATTACCTTTCACGGTTCACGGAATGGACAGACTATCAGCATCGTGTAAAAGCTGTTCTTGATAATGGTCAGTACGTTACACTTCCAGTCAATGCAGAAACTGCTAGAATAGTCGGTAAAGAAAATATCGTTGATACTTTTATTCGTCCATACACGAAAAAAATGTGGGGTGTTGACATTGAAGAAATTGATCCGTCGGTTATTAACAGAGTTCCGGTTCGCGATGACATGAATGAACTCTATTTTCCAGATGATGAATATCAAGCAATGCCAAGTAATGGTTATACAGAATTATTTGAGAATTTACTGCGGCATGAAAATATTTCAGTAAAATTAGGTACTGAATTCTCCATATACATGGAAACAGAATATGATTTTATTTTTAATTCAATGCCTATTGATGAATATTATAATTATAGCTTTGGAGCGCTGCCGTATCGTTCTATTAAGTTTCATACAGTCACGCTGCCACATCCAAAATTACTTCCAACAGCAACGGTTAATTTTACACACTCTGGACCGTATACTCGAATGACTGAGTGGAAGAATATTCCACAACACGGTACTAATCCTGACTTTACCACTGTAACATATGAAGAGCCGTGTGATTATAGAGATAATAATCGCGAGCGATACTATCCAGTAAAAGATGTAAGCGGTACAAACCGAGAAATCTATAAAAAATACGCAGAGCTAAAGCATCCTAAGATGAAGTTTATTGGACGATGCGGGCTGTACGTTTATATAAACATGGACCAAGCTGTTTCGTCGGCTCTATCAACTGCACGTAAATTCTTAAAAATGTGATCGGTATTCTCCTTATGTAAATAGAGTTTTTATAAGGAGAACATATCTTGGCAGCTATTATTCAAACGATAGATTGTAATGAGTGCGGTGGAAAAAGCATTGTAAAAATTCCAAGCGACTATAGTGAAGACTATTCCATAGTCGCTTGTCCTCTATGTGGAGGTGCAGTCGAAACTCATGAAGATTTAGATGACCTCGACGAATAGTCCTTGGATCTATAAAGGCGAACCAATTGTTGAAATGCCTTTAGGCTATGAGGGTTTTGTTTATCGTATAACTTGTCCAGACGGTCGGCTGTACATTGGTCAAAAGAAACTAACATTCAAACGAACTAAAATTGTTGGTGGAAAACGTCTTAGAAAAACTGTTGAATCCGATTGGCAAGAATATTGGTCATCTTCTGACGAGATAAAAGAACTTGTTAAAAAAAGCACAGATGGTTTCAAGCGTGAGATTCTTTATCTTTGCCAAACAAAGTCGGCTATGAACTATATTGAGGCATGTTTGATTTTTTCAAGCGGCGCTCTGTTGTCAGATCAGTATATTAACAAGTGGGTAAGTACAAAAATAAACAAATCCACTATTGTTGGAAAAATAAAATTTCATCACGCTTTGCCTGAATTTGAATTAATAGAAGTTGTTAAGAAAAATAAAAAACTATCGTGAAAAAATTTAATTTAACTCTTACAATAGAATGGATAGCAGCCATCTTTGTTCTTTCAGGATCGCTGATGACGTCATTACAACTAACCCCGTATAACATATACACTATGAATATTGGGTCATTGTTGTTTATTTGGTGGGCAATACGAATTAAAGACAATGCTATGATTGCGGTAAACAGTGGTTTAGTTTTGATTTATTTGATAGGTATAGTTAGGTCATTACTATAATGATTAAAACATTGCGCTGAGTAGTCAAAAACATTTTACTTTTATTCATTTGTGTCGTATAATAACTCTATTGTTATAAATGGAGTTATTATGAAACGTATAGGTTTTGCTTGCAAGCTTAGTGAAATTGATGGCTCTAACACAGTTCGATCTGTTGTGAGTGCAACAACAAAATCAACAACAATTTCTTGGCTCAAACGTCAAAACAAACAAGTTGCAGAATCTAAACTAGAAGAACTTGTGTTGCACAACACATCAGCTGTGTATAATTTGGTCAGTGCTGTAGCCAAAATGCCTGAACTGTTTAGAATGGTACGTATTACAAGTGACGTACTTCCCGTTTATACTCATCCAGACTGGTCATATTTTTATCAGAATAAAAATATTCAAGGCTATCTACAACGTGAGTTTGCAAAAATTGGTGAACTTGCTAGATCCAATGGCGTTCGACTTAGTTTTCATCCAGGTCAGTTTTGCTGTATTGTTAGCAACAATCCTGGTATTGTTAGCAATAGTTTAGAAGAACTTGAGTATCATGCACTAATGGCAGAGTGGATGGGGTATGGCAAGAGTCGACTAGACTTTAAGATCAATATACATTTAAGTGGCAAGCTAGGTGTTGACGGTTTTTTAACTGCGTACAATCAAATGAGTCCTGTACTGCGGAGTTCGTTGACACTTGAAAATGACGAATACCAAGCAGGGCTAGATGCGCTGTTACCACTTGCACCTTATGTTGGCATTGTGCTAGACATTCATCATCATTTTATTAACACCGGCGAATACATTGACCCCAACGACAGTAGATTGCAGACAGTACGCGATAGTTGGCAAGGACACAGACCAGTTATTCACTACAGCCAAAGCGATTGGCAATACCTACAACATTTTTCTGAACAGAGACCTCAATTAGAAGAATTGTTGAAACACGCTCCACGCAGTAAACTCAGAGCGCATAGTGAATTCTACAATCATAAAAAATTAAATAATTGGGCACTGGCTTTTTTAGATACGTGCGACATTATGACGGAATCAAAATCTAAAAATATTGGTGCAGTCCAAGTCGCTGAATGTCTAAAGACTTATGAATAGATATGTTCTTCTTTTGTAGAATAATGAAATAGATTAAAAATTTTACTTTTAATCTGAACTATAGTATAATTACCTTATACACAAAAAGGTCAACGATGTTATACTTACTGTTTATTCTAATTTTATTGGTTGCACTTCCTCTTGCAAAACTAGTTGGACTTGTTCAGTACGATTGGAAAGTTGTATTGTTTCCCTGGACATTTTTATTTGCAAGCGGAGTGTTTATTTTTATCGTTGGTTTCATTTACAGCGCAGTGTTTTTATAATTTTTTCTAATTACTTTTATGATCTCTAAAATTCAACTATACCACAACGCAAAAGAATCGTACTATGCTGGCGATCCTATAATGTGTGACGACGCGTTTGATCATCTTGAAAGAGAATTGATAAAAACAAATCCAGAAATTCTACTGCAAGTTGGAGCAGAAGTACGCGGTGGTAAAGTACAATTACCCATTATGATGGGAAGTTTAAATCAAGTTCATAATCAACGCGAACTTGATAATTGGAATCGCAAATTCTTAGGTGATCGTGTATTAATGGAAAAGTTGGATGGCAATAGTGTTCTAGTGTCGTACAAAGACGGTAAATTTTATGAAAGTTTTAGTCGGGGCAATGGACTGCTTGGTGCAAACAATTCGCGTCATACAGTAAGAATGCGGTCGATTCCAAAATTTATTGGAATCAATTGCCTTGTTCGTGGTGAATTAATCATTAAAAAATGTGATTGGTTAACAGTAAAATCAATTGCTGAATCTAAAACAGGAAAAACTTTTGCAAACTCTCGTAATTTTATTGCAGGTTTTTTAAATGGTTCAATTGGCATTGCAGAAATCTATCCTTATATTGATTTTGTCGCATTTGAAATAATTGACTACGTTGGCTCAAAGAGCAGTATGATTGATACTCTCGCGTCTTTTAATTTTAAAACTCCTAAGTATATTATTGCGCAAAATACAGCAGAGTATTTGCCGTTGCAATCTTTACTAAAGATCATGATAAATGATTCTCCGTATGAACTAGACGGAGTTGTTGTAGAAGCAAACATTGAAAATCGCCCAACAGTTGATGCTGATGATCTTAATCCAACGTATGCAATAAAAATTAAGCCGCCATCTACATCAGAAACAACAACTGTTAAATCGGTTGAGTGGAATTGCAGTAAAGGCGGTCTGCTAAAACCAGTAGTGTGGTTTGAGCCAGTACAAATTGGTGGTGTTACTATTTCAAAAGCAAGTGGTTATAATGCGAAAAATATTTTTGATAATGGTATTGGACCTGGTGCAATAGTAACTGTAACTCGGCAAGGCGATGTTATTCCTTGTGTAAGTTCTGTAATTGCTCCAGTTGAACCAGATCCTGTTCCTCATTCAACTTGGGATGCTAATGGTGTTGAACTGATTCAAATGTCTGGTTTTGAACGTCAGCGCGAACTTAAAAAATTAGACTATTTTTTCAATAAACTAGAAGTAGAATTTATTGGTCCAAAGAATGCTGAAAAACTATATGACGCAGGTGTTAAAAACGCAGTAGATGTATTCAATTCATCTGAACAGTTTTTCGTTCAAATTTTAGGTGTAAATGGTAAAAAGGCCTGGAACATTTTTCAGGAAAAAATCTCGTCAGTTGATCCTGCTAGACTTTTCGCATCGCTTGATTCGTTTGGTCGAGGCATTGGAGAGAGAAAACTCCGTGCACTGATTGATGGAGTTGGCATAGAAAAATTCTTAAATGGCAGCTTTGTAAAAGATGATATTTTAGCTCTTCGTGGTTTTGATACAACATCTGCAGAAGTTATAATTGAGAATTATAAGCATGCTATTTCACAATATACACTTATTCAAGAATTTGTTTCATTTAATCAGACTGCAGAGCGCATCGTACATTCGGGACACATGTCAGGCGAAATAATTTGTGCAACTGGATTTAGATTTAAACCAGATCAACTTGAAATGATTATTTCAGCTGGTGGTGTTGTTGAAGATGGCGTAACGTCAAAAACAACAATACTAGTAACAAAAGATCCGTCTAGCAGTTCAAGCAAAATTAAAAAAGCTAGAGAACGCGGAATTAAAATCATAACTCCAGATGAATTTTTAAGCTCATTCAAACTATGTTAAAAACGGCAGCAAACACACAAGCTATTTTAAACTCTATTTTAAAGCTTGGTTATAGCAGTGAACAGTTAACAAAAGGTTCAGGCAATACATATGTGCTTCGATCAGATTTTTCTACTGATACTGCACGAAAAATGGTTTTACAAGATATTATCAAAGAGTTAGAAGAATACGGCGCTTTTTGGGAAAATAAATCCTCATCAATTGGAAGAATGACGATATTAAAGCCAACATTCTACTTGGATGTAAAGGCAAATAAAGGAAATAAAGGCGATATTGCAGAAGCAGTATTTGCTGCAGCGCTTTTTTCTAAACTTATTGCCAGAACAAAAACGGGAATTGAAAAAATAACACCTGAAGATGTTTGGGAAACATTACAAGAACTAAAAAATGCAACAGCCAAGAACGTGCCGGGAAAGAAAAATGTAAAGCTGGTACAATTTTCTAAAGTTGTGTCGGATGTATACAAGAACTCAGACAATATTGGAGTGCGTATAGCACTTGGCAATGCTAATTATAAAGCTCTATTAAAATCATCACACGGTGATATCAACGGAGTACTGTCTGGATCAGTTGCATTTTCTAATTCTGAAAATATAGAAAAACTAGCGCGGGCTCTCTATATTAATAATGAATCAAACCATGTTGAAGTTCAGGCAAACGGACCACTTGATCAAACAGGAACAAAATCAGACATCTTAATTTTTAATCATGACACAAAAAAGACAATAGATGCAATGTCATTTTCACTTAAATTTGGTTCAAAACAATTTGGACAAATTGGCGGTGGCGACTGGAATAAGCTTAGTTCACTTTTTTCAAAATTCAATATTGATATATCAAGCATCAAAAATGAATTTGAGCATGAAATGATGAATACGAAAAAAAGCATTGCCGAAAATACGAAACACGCTGCTCAAGTAGTTTATTCATACGCATCGAATAAAATCGCAAATGACTCGGTTTCGTTTTTTGATAGTATAAAGCATTTTATGGTAGGCGATGACAAAGATATATCACTCGTGTCGTTGTCAACAACAAAATCTGGTGGTTATCACCAAATCGTAATTGACGATGAATTTAAACGACGATTCAATAAACTCAAATTCAAAACAGCATATTCTGTTGGTTCATCTAGTCTGCCAAAAATTACGATTATTCGTGAAGACACGAACAAACCGTTTTTAACAATTCGTATGAAGTATGAAATAGCGAAAAACTATTTTAGAAATTACATTGAAAAAGAACGTGGTCTGCTTGAATTGTTTCAAGATTAAATTTTACTTTTATTCTAAAATGTGTTATAATTAACTTAATAAGGAGATAAACATGAAAATTTCATTAGTTCTTTTATTTTTCTGTTGTTCAGTTGCATTAGCAGAAACTCCCAAAGCTGATCCTGCGTCAAATGATAAGACTGTTCAAACAAAACCCCGTTGCAATTGGAAAAATTCTTTAACTTGCAAACCTGAACGTCCAGTAACTCGTAAATTGAAAAAATTGGGAAGATTATGAATTTTTTAGCATTTTTCATATTTTTTGTTGCAGCAGGAATTCCCCTATTTCCATTGTTGTCTATTGTATTATTCGCAGTAAATGTAGTAGGAATCGCACAAATAGATCAGCTGATTATTTTTGCAACTGCAATATATCCAATACCAGCAATTTTGTTTCTATCAGTATTTTGTTATTACTTAATTAAAAATTCTCAACAACCTCAATTTCGATCCTTTTAATTATGATCACTTATCGAGAATGGACAGCCCAAAAGGAGCAGTCTAAAACATGGGATAAAAATCCTTATCGTTTTTCTGGTTGGTTTTTGTTTAATATTATTCCAATCTACGTTAGAAGAATAGGATACTAGCATGAATATGCTTCAAATGGAACGATCAGTTTTACGCGGTGAAAATATTCTAGAAATTTCCAATAAAATACAGAGTCGTTTAACTCAATTGGATTTTATAATGGAACGATTTATTGAAAACTTTGATGAAGAACTACAAAGAGAAGAATTTAAGTACACTCGTTTTTTACGTGCAAAATCTGCAGAATATTCAAATTTAAATCGTCTTAATAGAATCATTATAGCAAAGGATAAGGTATGAAATTGTTTAAATCTGCAAGTGAATTTTCACATTATATAGAGCAGCGATCTTTATTAGAAGGACTTACTTGTACTGAACTGCTGATTGAATACTGCGATGAACGTTGTATTGAATTTGAACATATTACTAAATTGATCAATCCGTCGCTAAAAGGAAAATTGCAATGTGAGATGATCAGCCAAGGTTTACTTCCCGAACAGTCTCAACTGGATGCCTAAGTATGGATGGATATTCGCTGTGGAGATTACACAGAGCAGTTAAACTTCATTTGACTACTTTGAATTATGACATTGTTCAATCTCGAGGTCAGACAAAAAATACAAGTTTAGAAAAGTATATATCCAGTCGTGAAAAGTATGTTTTTGAAAACTTATCAAGACATATTAAAACTCCAGGTGAAGGCATACATTTCTTTATATCTAATATAGTATACTCTGGAACTGATGAAATGTTTGATTCTACTCTATCATGGGATAACTATTCACGATGGACTAAGGAAAAGGAATCGCTTTCGTATATTGTTCGGTCTGATCTTGACGGATTCAGTACAGATAAATTACAGGGTAACCCACCAAAAATATTAAATGAACTTTTACAAAAAAATGTTCACATTCAAACCATTGTTGTGCTGAATAGAATATATGAGTTCATAGATGATTGGATTAAACACGATTATTTTACTTTTAATAAATGGTGTGTTATAATTAAAAAACTTGATAATTATGTCAAGTGTGATATAAACAAAATACAAAACTTTTTGCAGGATCATGAAACAGTTTGAAAAATCAAAAGAGCAACGTAAGGAAAAAATTCAAGAACGCGCAGAATTAGAAAAGCGCAAAACAGTTAAAAATAAGCGTTATCATGTTATTGAGAATGATGACGAAATTGAAGAACTGCTATCTGAAATGGAAAACAACCGTTATGAATGATTTTACCAAACTTGTTTTTGCAGACGGCGAATATAGAATTTCGCAATCTATTCATCGTGATTTGATAGAATCATCTATTAATAGTCGTCTTCCTGGCTTAGAAATTAAACGAATTGTTGAACAATTTACCAATTCCATTATCCAACACTATATTGAGCAAAGTCTCAATAAATAAGTTTTGCCATTTGGCAGAAAGCAGCATGCTGCTATAAACCTCAACCCTAAATGGGTTATAACACTTGAAAGAGTAAAAATTATGTCAATGACATTAGCCGATCTCCGTAAACAACGTTCTTCTGATTTTTCCAGCATTACTGCTGCACTGAGTAAAAAAACAGAATATTCAAAAGATGATGAAGGGTTCTGGAAACCCACTCGTGATAAAGCTGGAAATGCCAGTGCTACTATTCGATTCTTGCCTAAACACACTAAAGACGAATTGCCTTGGGTTTTGTTGTACAGTCATGGTTTCCAGGGTCCAACTGGTAAATGGTACATTGAAAACTGCTTGAGCACTATTGGTCAAGAAGATCCTGTTCTGATTGAGAATAAGAAACTATATGCAACTGGTCTAGAGAGCGATAAAAAAGAAGCGCTCAAACGCAAGCGTAAGGCATCATACATCAGCCGAATTCTTGTTATCAACGATCCTGGAAATCCAGACAACAATGGTAAGCAGTTCTTTTTCAAATACGGTAAAAAGATTTTTGAAAAGATCATGGATAAAGTCCAGCCTACATTTGAAGATGAAACACCCAGCAACGTTTTTGATCTGTGGGAAGGTCGTAACTTTAAACTTCGCATGCGTCAAGTAGAAGGTTATCCTAACTACGACACTTCAACTTTTGCTGAGCCAAGTCCTGTTGCTGAGTCTGATGAAGCAATTTTGAAAATCGTAAATGCGCAAGAACCTGTTAGCCAATTCATTGCTCCAGAAAAGTTCAAGTCGTTTGATGATCTGTACCGTAAGTTTAATGCTGTTGTTAATGGAACAAGCGCTGGTTCAGAAAAACGCGCTGAAGACATTGTCAAAGAAATGGAAGACAATGTTCGCCCAACACCAGTCGTAAATGCTCCAAAACCAAAAGCTGCTCCTACACCAAAGGCTGCTGTTTCTGATGATGACGATGAACTTGCAGACTATTTTAAGAGTATTGCAAATGACTAATAGTGAAGCTCAAGAACAGATTCTGCAACTTCAGCAGCTGATGACTGAATATCTACGACGTGGAAGTTTAGCAGAAGCCGATGCAGTAAAATTTCAGATTGAATCCATTAAAAAGGATTTAAATGAAAGTAAAACAATTTTGTTAGGCTGAAAAAAGGACCCAAGAGGGTCCTTTTTGTTTAGAATGGTAAATACGGATTGCGTCTAAATGCCGAACTTAGAACTTGAGTATATGTTGGCTCTTGAAGTCGAATGTCAGGTCTGTTTCCAGTTACTGTAGTATTGTTGTTTACTATAGTAGTTGGCGAAGAAGCCGGAACATTTATAATTGGCTGCATTGTTTGTTGTTTAGCTTGTTCAACGTCAGCGGTACTTTTTTCTAATTGTGTTGTTTGAGATTCTCTTGGAGTTACTTCAGGTTTAACTACTCGCGGTACATCTGGTGTAACTCCTTTCCATCTAAAAGAACTTGTGTTTGTTATCTGATCAAACTTTGATCGTGGTTTAGGAGATGTATTGACTGGTGTTGACGGTGTGGGAACTGGAACAGCTATTGGTTCCACGGCTTGAGGTTGTACCTTTACTTCTTCAGTTTTAACCGGTGTTGGTGTTTGTACTTCTTCAGGTTTAACCGGCTGCGGCGCAGGAACTTGAGGTTGTACCTTTACTTCTTCAGTTTTAACAGGTGTTGGTGTTTGTACTTCTTCAGGTTTAACTATTCGTGGATCTGTTTTTGCAAAGTTTGATCGTGCAGCATCGGCATCTTTCTTTTTACGAGCTGCTATTTTTTCTGGGTCTAATTGATAAGGTTTTTCCTTTTTCGGTTCGCCGTGCACAAAGTCATATATGTCAGAACCCAAATTAGGCAATGCATCTGATATCATTGAGCCTACACCCCATCCAGCAGCGCCGGCGCCTGCTACAGCAAGAGCAGGGAGCGCGAATCTACTAGCAACAGATGATGCGGCTCTACCGATGCCAGAACCGGCAGCAGACGATATTAAGCTACCACCTTTTTCTTTTGCAGCACTAGCAATATTAGAACCAGCAGACATTGCCGATGACAATAAGCTACCACCTTTTTCTTTTGCAGAACTGGCAAAATTTGATACGGTGTTTAAAAAACCTGGTCGTTTTGATGTAGAAGTTAGCTGAAGTTTTGAATAATTGCCAAGATTTTTAAGTTCTTTATTAGACAGTGAAATTGCAGAGTATATTTTTTGTAATAAATTTTTGCTGTCTTTTTGAGTATCTTCGGATTTTGACTCTTCTTTTGATACAGATGCGGTTTCAGGTTTTAATATTTTAGATGCTGATTTTTGTATTGATGCTGCACGTTGCAGAGCTTTTTGTGTTTTACGTGATTGTTTATTTGTAGCAGCTATAGATTTATTTGAAACATGAGATTGTTCTGTTGACTGATTAGCGTTAAGTGCATTTTCTTGTTTTTGCTCGCTGTTGGAATTTTTAAAATCTGTGGTAGAAGATTTATTTGCAGCTACAGGCTGATCTGTCTGTTTTTTACCAGAAATAAGATCGGCTTTTTGTTTTTCAAGATTTTTTACATGCTCTAATTCTTCTTCGGTTATCTCTAAACCTTCACTTTTTAGCTTTTTGTGTTCATCTTCAAGCTTATTAATTTTTTCAATTAGTTCAATTTCTTTTTCGTAAACTTTAAGTGCTTCGGCACGAGCGTCGTCACCGCTCAAATTACTAGAGAGTTCTTGACCTTTTTCTGTTTTTGCTAGATATCTTGAAATGAATTTTTCTTTTCTTGCATCCGTTGATTTACTCTCCGAGATTTTATCCGACGATTCTTTTAAAATTGAAGATAATATTCCGCCTCCAGCGGCTGCCGAAGCAACGCCGAGTAAACCTTCTTTTGTTCCGTACTTACTTTTTAAACCCTTAATTCCACCAGTAATATGCTCTTTTACTGTTTGTTTTATTGAACCTCTGATGGTTGAATTTTTTGTGGAGTTTTTATTTGTTGTATTGTTATTTTTGTCTGACTGATCGCCGTTTTGATCTGTTGTTTTTGACTGAGATTGCTGAAAAGCAGTTTTGATCTGCGGAATATGATGAGAAATTGCTCCAAATATATTCTTTGCAGGTTTTCCACGTAAATCTGCGTTAGTAGCTTTCTTCTTGAAAAAGCTAAAACCTTCTGCTATTTTGCTCAAAGAAGAAACAAGTGTTGCAGCCTGTTGCGATGGAATTATTGTTTGCGAATTAGTTGTAGCCATGACTTCGTTTTTGTTTTTGTTTTTCTTCTTCTAAATACTTAATCAGCATATTAACGTAAATTTCTCGCTCATACGGCAGCATATTGTCAAGATCTGACAGTGTATAGTTGTGATGTTGCATTAATGAGAAATTTGTCTGAAGATGATTTTGCAACGTTTCATGCCCCAGACATACTAAAAAAAATTTGTTAAACCTGACAGTGTGTTTTTATTTTCATGAGAACATTTTGGACATTTCCAATGCACTGGTAATTCTACTGTTGGAGTTGAATCGACAAATTCTTCTAGCAGAGCATACTGTTTGCTAGTCAATTCTTCAAGAAATCTTATCACATCTTCTGTGGATTCTTCTTTTACCAGAATAGAATCATCGCCTGAATAGATTGTGTCACAAACTGCAGCAATTGCACGTGATGTATTTAGTTCAGGCGTATCAGAATCAACAATGTCAACAATATCATCAATAAGAGGATATTTCATTTTTATACTTAAATTTTCACTTAACTTAATAATATTTTTTGACGAAACACCGTTAACCGTTGCTTGAGTGATGTTTACGTTTATGTTTGTTTCGTGTGCGCATTCAGAACATGTAAAAATAAGTTGTGAAATTTCACCGACTGATTTTGATCTGATCTGTAAGAAAATATACTCGACGTCAAAAGATGTAAGATTTACTTCTGGTTTAATGCAACATTTAACAATGCTTACAATAGTGTTAAGCATTGTACTTTCATCTTGTGTTTCATATGCTGTTAGCAATGCTCGTTCTTCGCGTACAAAAAATGGTCTGTATTTTACTTTCTTACCAGTAGAAGGTATAGTTAAATCATAAAGTGGTGTAGGATTCAATTCATTTAATTTCATAATTTGCCTTCAAGAAGTCTTGCTAATTCGCTTGTTGTTCCGTTAAAAATTACGTTGTTTGTTGTATTATTCTGCTGTGCATTTACAGCTTGTGGTGGTGCTGCTTTTTGTTGAATGTTATGTGTATTCAACAACTTTGTATTTAAGTCAGCTGCTGTGTTTATAAGATTGGCAACAACTTCATACGCGCGCGGCGATTCGGATTGAATCGCTACTGACAGTGCGTTTTCAAGTGCGCTGGATGCAGTTTGTATAAGAGAACGAAGATTGTCTCGTGCATCGACACTGTCTTGCTCAATTGTATTGTCTGCTTTAACAACTGGAAGTTTTTCTACAGGTGTTGGCATAATATCGAATGTTTCTGAAAAACTCATGGTTGTGTTCCAGCTTGTGGTTTATTATCGTCTTTAGTTTTGCTGTCCCAAGCGTCAGATGCTTGCGATAAATTTGATCCTTGTTTGCTGAATACAGAACCAAGTTTACCAACGCTGTTTGTCATTTGTTTTGTTGAATTTGGAAAATTTTTGATTGCATTATTTATCACGTTCATGCTCGTTCCAACTGCACTCATGTTTGCTCCAACTGATCCAATTTTATTAGGCAACCCACCAAGCTTTGCAACATTTCTCATATCTGAACTTGTTTTATTAAGGTCCTTTACAATTCCGCCGAGTCCCGAATTCTTTATTCCAACTGACTTCATTAGTCCGTCGATTGCACCGAGTGTTTTAGATATAGAACTGATACTTCCTGCAACGGCTGTTACAGGGGCAGCAGCTGCACTTAATGAACGACTTATTCCGCTTATTGCGCCGCCTAATGAATTTGATGTTTTTCCAAGATCTTTTAACAAACTGCCAAATTTAGTACCAAAATTTGGCTCTCCAGGAGGCGAAATTTTTGATGCCTCTGCTGCTGCAGCTGCTGCTTGAGCTGCTCTGCTTGTTTCTGCTGCAAAAGTCTTTCCAGTAGCGTCAAGTATAGATTCCGGAGAACCGCTTAGTGTTTTTTGTATTGATCGTAAATCTGTATATGGTGTTTTACCTATATTTTCTACTTGACTAAATGGTGAAATAAACGGTGTTAAACTTTCTGTTGGTGCAGCAGAGAACGGAGAAACACCAGAATCTTTTAGCGATGGATTTTCTCTAGGAATAATTTTCTTTGCAGAATAGTACTTTACTTCCCAATATTTGAAATTCATGGAAACATTTAATTTCAAAATTTCATGAGATGCATATGCGAGCTGAATATCTCCTAATGCCTTTGGATATGCCTCGTGCAAAATCACCTTGTATATATTTTGTCCTTTTTTATCTTGTACTTTAAGTGTGACTTGTTTAGCATAGTCTTCATAAAAACCAACTATTCTGTTTTTTCTGTCGTATACATTATTTGTCCATTTTTGAAAATACTCAACTGCCGAAAAATTATTATCAACAATAATTTCAAAATTTGCTGGTTGATAATTGACTCCAAAAGGTATTTCTGCTGTTTCACCCATTGTCCGGTTTTCTACAGTCATTAGTTGAATTCCTGGAATATTAACAGATTCACACAACATTGAAATTTTACGGTACGTTCCTGAGCTGTCTAGATCAGGCAATAACAACGAATAATGAGAACTTGACGGTAATCCAACACCTTTTACGTGTGTTATGAATTCATTTAATTTTGAATAACTTCCGCTCATAATTTTCTACTTTCTTTCCAAACAGTTTTTTCGTTTGCGCCTTGAAAACGTGCAAGAGGCATCATCATTGCAGTAGTCCAATCTTGTGGTTGTATTGGCAAGAACGGTGATTTTACATGACTAAACAAGTATTTTTTTACACATGCACTCGCATGTTTTGTTTTAGAAATACCTTTTATTAGCTGCCAATTTAAATTCATTTTTGAATGTTCATTTAATGATTTATTGCCACTAACATCTAGTAATTTTTTAAACAGCGCAAATCTGTCTGGATAATTAAGATAGTGCATATTAAGAGCAGTAAAGCTTTCATTGTCTGCACCAAAAGGAAATACAAGCGGAAATGTATCGTAGTATGGCAAAGTATCATGACCTTTTGGCCAATAATAAAATGCACATAACATCGCAGGTTTAATATCACTAGTCAAGTGTTCTCCTTGGTCTTTTAAGAGAATACTATTAGGACGAACGCGATCTTTGTTCATTAGCTTTATTTTTTCGTCAAACCAAGCTTGTGAACGCTGGACGTCTTTTAAGTCGTAATGATACAGTTCAAATGCTGTTTTGCGCATTTTATACCTTTAAATGTTTTTCTGTCATTATAATAAATTCCATGCTGTTTTTTGCACACCAATCTTCTGCAGCGCGCCATTTTGAACAGTTAACACTGTAAGTTGCCATTTCAGTTAAATAACGTTTTGTTGTTTTTGACCGCTGTTTTGGTGGCAGTGTTTGTTGTTCTGGTTTTATTTCAACAAGAAATTTTTTAACGTCGCCAGAGTTATTTTGTACTTTCATAATAAAGTCTGGAAAATAACGATGCATCTTTTGGTCAACTTGACTGAAATATGGAATTATTATCTCTTCACTCGCCCACTGAATTACTTGTGGATTCATATCGCAGAGAATCATAAATTTTTTCTCCCATCCACTTCTATAACAAATGTTAGTCGAGTCACCAACATATTTTTCTGGATGCTTTGGAGTAAAAATTCCTTGATGGTATTTCATCAGACTGTATTGTAAATAGTTAAACTATAATTATTTAAAGCATCATGTCATCAGAAAAAACAATTATTGACAGAACAGCACCGTCAAATTTTGGAGATCAGGGCAACAGTTACGTCATAAAAGATCACAGATATCCCATCGATTTAACTACTAGCGATCTGTACAGCGGCAACAAAGTATTGTTTTTTATAAATGTTGCAGCTGGTTCAAAATCAACAGCTGACGCTCAAAAAACTTATAAACTCTATGACATTCCAAAAAGTGATTATGCTGCTACTTCTGGACGAAAATTATCTGAAACAGCTGGAGCTTCAACTGCTCTTAGCGGAGGTGCTCTAAAACGTCTCAGCGTCGCTATTGCTTTATACGTTCCTAATTCACTTACAAATCAACAGTCAGTAGACTGGAGTGAAGAAGATTTTTCTCAAAATTCTGCATCAACTGTTCTAGACATTGCAAATAATGCAAAATCAAGCGCTCAACTCAATGCAAGTGAAGGATCCAATTGGTTTACAAAAGGCTTAAGAGGCGGTTGGGGCGCAGTAACTGGAACTGTAGGAGGTGCTGCGAGCGCTGGAGCAGCTTCAAATATTCGTTCAAGTACACTTACACAGCACTCTTCTAGAGTAAATCCAGGTAATTCAAAGGCAGAACAACTATTTAGATCTGTTGGATTTAGAGATCTTGAATTCAGTTATCAATTTGCTCCAAGATCTGAAGAAGAAGCGTTAATTGTTTTTAATATCATACGTGCCTTTAAACACCATATGCTTCCAGAGTATAAAGACGATTCTAAATTTTTGTTTATATATCCTAGTGAATTTAATATTAAGTATTTTGTAAAAGATAAAGAGAATGAGTACTTGGATAAAAATCTGACAGCAGTATTAACAGCAGTTAACGTAGATTATACTCCAAACGGACAATTTATAACATTTAAAAATGGAATGCCGCAACAGATCAATATGTCATTACGTTTCAAAGAACTTTCGCTGAATACAAAAGAATCAATGCCGTTTATTACATATTCTAAAGGTTCTTGATTATGTATTTTAAAAATTTTCCAAATATATTCTACAAGTTCAATATTGCGGGTGAGAATCGTCTGTTAATCATGAAAGACATAACAAGCAATATTAGAATTAAAAAACAGATTATTGATAATATTGTACTCTTCGATAACTATGATATTGTTGAAGGCGAAACTCCAGAAACAATAGCAGAAAAACTTTATGGCAATCCAAATTTGCACTGGGTTATAATGTTGTGCAATGAAAAATATCACCATGCAAATGAATTTCCGTTAACACAAAATCAACTAGACTATTATATCGATGAAAAATACGGTGACGAAAAACTAAAACAACACATTATTCACGATCGACCACATTTTGTAGATTTGAATGGAAACATAGTAGACAAGGGTCATCCTGATGCTCGTATTGTTACAAATTATGATTATGAATTCTCTGAAAATGAAAAGCTGCGCACTATAAAGGTAATTAATCCCAAAATTATTTCGAAGGTAGTAGCAGAAATTCAAAATTTGTTTAAGGAAAACGATGGACAATAACAGCAATATTTTTTCTGCTGGTGGAAGTGTCCTTGTCGGTGAATGCTCTATTATACAAGGAGTGGAATTGATTGATATAATTCCACAAATAGATTTTATCAGCGTGTTTGAAGATTTGTTTTCGCCGTTTATTACCGGTTTTGTCAGTATGCGAGATACACTAGACATTCCAAACACAATCGGTCGTTTCTCGAATACACTGTTAAGACTGCATATTTCAAATCCTTCTATACAGAATGCCCAGCCTATAAAAGGAGATTTTGTCATTTATAAAATGTCGGATCGTGAAATTGCAAAAGATCGCACACAACTGTACAGACTGTATTTTTGCTCAATTGAAATGTATGTTGATTCAAACGAACACGTTTCAAAAAAATTTTCTGGATCTGGTGAAAACATAATTGAAAAAATAATCAGAAAGGTATATCTTTCTGACAAAAAATTTAATTCTGATCCAGCAAAAAACCAATTGACGTACGTTAGTAATTTTTGGACACCATCAAAAAATTTTACGTATATATGTGATCATTCACTGTCTGAAACAGACAAATCGCTCTATCTTTTTTATGAAAATCGCGACGGATTTAATTTTAAAGACGTGTCAAAATTGTTTACTGAAAAACATCTGACAAAATTCTCGTCAATGAATTATGTTAATAGTGTTACTACTGAAGGATCTAAAGAAGGAGATGTCAATAGGATTCCAAAGTTTGATTATGAATCGCTAAACGCGCTGCGGATTGACAATGTGTTTGATGTACTACGTGATTATAACAATCTTGCAATTAAAACAAAACAGTACAGTGTCGATTTAAATAGCAAACAAATACGTTGGTCAACTTTTAACGTGGGTTCGCACAAACCAATAAATGAAAATAAATTGTACAGCGACGATGTAATTAACACACTAAATCCAGTAGTTGTTAATAAAACACGTGGATGGGGTGTTTTTGGCGATTCAGACATTTCAAATTATAAAACATCACAGAGTCGGATTAGCTATTTGAGAATGCTGACTTCATCTAAAATTGAAATAGATGTATTTGGGCGAACTGACTATACTGTTGGTCGAAAAGTTTTAGTCGATATTGACAAAATTCGAAATATTGAAAAGAATGATTTGGCGTCAGACATTTTAGATAAAATATACAGTGGTTATTATTTGATAACAGCAATCAATCATCAAATTAATCGCGAAAAACATCTTTGTACAATTGAACTCTGTAAAGAAAGCACATTATTAAAATGATTTATTGTGGAATAGTTGAAGACCGTGTTTCTGATCCGTTAAAACTTGGGCGTTGCAAAGTTAGAATTTCCGGAATTCATACAGACAATAAGATCGCACTTCCATCAAAAGATTTGCCGTGGGCCGTGATAATGCAACCAACTACGAGCTCAGCTATGAGCGGCGTCGGTTTTTCGCCAACTGGGATTGTAGAAGGATCTCTTGTACTTATAATGTTCCGTGATGAATATCAGCAAATGCCAATTATTATTGGAACTATTCCGGGCGTACCGACAAAAGAAGAAATTCAAGAAAAAAGCGACAGCTCTACAGAATATGCAAATGCTGTACAATCAAAAGGTTCAACTCAACCAAGTAATGCTGTAACTTCGGGTGATGGTACTGCTATAACTGATGGATCTGGTCAACCAATTACCAGCGGTGAATCTCCAGCACCTGTTAAAGAAGAGGAACCAATTAAAGACGAGAAACGCGATAATAATGCACGACGTCCAAGTGAACTTTCTACAAGCGCTGCGGGTTTTGGTTTAATTAGAAAAAAAGAAGGCTTAGCGTCGATTAAACCCGGAGTAGGAAATAATCCGTTTAAAGGCGGAATGGGAAATGACTCTACAAACGCATCTACAAAAATCTACAGTTATCAGGACATTGTTGGTAAATGGACAATCGGTTGGGGAAGTACATATCTTGAGGATATGAAAACTGAAGTAACAGAAACTACAACACGCACAAAAGCAGAATGCGACAATCTGTTGAAAATTAGAATTCAAAAAGACGATGAACCTGCAATAAGAAAATTAGTAACTGTACCGATAACGCAGAGCATGTTTGATGCGTGTATTAGTATGATTTATAATATGGGGCGAGGTAACTTTGCAAAATCTGCTTTTAGAGCGTCGCTCAATGCTGGAAAATATGCAGAAGCAGCAGCCCTTATTCCAGAAACAAATAATTTAAACGGTAAGTTACGCGATCGTCGTGAGATAGAAAAAGCTCATTTTTTAAAAGATGGAATTCCTCAAGACGACGGATCTATTCAAAAAAATCCAATCGCTGAAAAAACAGCACCAGACGCAACACAAAATCCTGTTGTTATACGTGACGGCCGTTTTGATGATAATAACAGTAATAATCCTGGAGTAGTGCAACAACTTAATGAGCCAGGATTCGCCGATCCAAATGCGCGTTTTCCTCTATACTTGAACGAACCAGACACTCACAGGCTTGCTCGAAATGAAAAAATTGATGGCACAATAGTTTATAAAAAAGAATGTGCGAGGGTAAAAGGCGTTGGAACAGCTGATGGCGGAAGTTGGGATCAGCCATCGATTCCGTACAATACAAAATATCCATATAACAAAGTATTTGCTACTGAGAGTGGTCATGTACAAGAATGGGACGACACTCCTGGTAATGAAAGAATTCATCAATATCATAAAAGTGGCACATTTAATGAAATTGACGTAAATGGTACTCAAGTTAATAGAATTGTTGGAGACAGTTTTCAAATACTCGAGAGAAATGGTAATGTTCTTATTAAAGGAACTTGCAACATTACTATTCAAGGAAATGGAAATATTAGGGTTGAAAATAATGCCAACATTGAAGCATTTGGTGATATGAATATCAAGGCAGGTGGAAATATTGGTATTGGAGCAGGTGGTAACATTCGACTGTCCGCTGGCGGAGAAGTTTCAGCTGATGGTTCAGCGGTTCATTTAAATTCAGGAAAAGGCGGTGGTGTTCAACGAGCAGGCGGGTCTGCAGATGGTGTTCCTGAATTTCCACAACTCGCTGTTCCAACTCGTCATGATGATTTGGATGCAACGTATGAGAGTCCAGACGAAGGCGAACCACCGGAAGAATTTAGAAAAAAATTAATAGAGTCAGGAAAATTGGATCCAGATGCACCAGCTGGATCCGGATCTACTGCGTCAGAATCAGTAACAGATTTAAAGAAGGAAAATAGCACAAGTATTCCTACATCGTGCGACGCGATTATGAAAGAAACTGATTTTACATGGAATTATCGACTGTCTGAAAATTTTACTCTTAAAAATACAGTTGTAGGGTCTAATCCAGAACTTCCATCAATGTGTTATGGCAAGTCAGCAGCAGAAATTGTTTGTAATCTTAAGCATCTTGCTGTAAATGTACTTGAGCCAATTAGGAGTAAATATCCAAATATGATTATTACTAATACTTGGCGGTCTGAGAAGAAAAATAATTCTTTAAAAGGTGCGTCAAAAACAAGTAAACATATGACAGGACAAGCTGTTGATATTCAATTTCAAGGTTTCAATAAAAGACAAACATTCAACGCCGCAATAGAGATACAAAAATTACTGGGATCGTTTGATCAAATTATTGTTGAATATAGCGGGCCAAAAATGTGGATTCACATTGGGTTTTGTAATAGTGGAAATAGGAATCAATGTTTAACTATGCAAATTGGTGATACAACAATAAAACAACAAGGTTTTCATCTGCACGAATAATTAAAAATGACAGCAATAACAAAACAAAGACTTAGCTATGCAGTAGCAGACAGTATTTTAAATGAAATTCAGTCTGGAAATGCCCGTTACTACTATTTCATTGGTGGCGTCAATGAAGACCTTACAAAAGACCTTTCACCGTCTAATACTCTTGAATACGAAGCTGAAACTCGACGTCGTGCGGTGGTATTGAAAAGTATTGGAGTAAGTGATGTTTGTATGGTTGTTCCACGAATAAATTGGTTGAAAGGAACAGTTTATGAGCATTATGATTCTGAAAAGTACGAATTAGACACTCATAATTTTTATGTTTTAACACTCAGCACTTTCAATGTTTACAAATGTCTTTTTTCTCCAGGAACATCATCAATAGACGAACCGTCTGGTACAGGTCTTGATCCGTTTATCACGAGTGATGGTTATAAATGGAAATTTCTTTGTAACGTTCCTCTTGGTTTGCGTAATAAGTTTTTAACTGTAGATTATATGCCCGTTGCGTCAGCCTTGCGTAATCGTTTTTTCTCAGACGGCTGCATTGAAAGCATTATAATTACAAATTCTGGAGCAGGACTGACTTACAATACAATGAGTGTAACACTTAATGGAGACGGTGAAGGAGCAGAGTTGGAACCGTTTATTGTTGACGGGCAGCTTGTATCTATTAATATCATTAATCCGGGAGTTGGTTATACATATGGAGAAATTGAAATAGCTATTGCTCCTAGTCAAATTGGATTTGTTACTTTTCCGGCAGCGTATGTAAATTTTTCACGTGGTGATATGAGTACACCTCAAGCACTGGTTGAGGGTTTGTCGGTCCGCGGATCAATTGATGCTGTAAACATTAAGAATAGTGGTTATAATTATACAAAAGCAGATTTGATCATAATTGGAGATGGTGAAGGCGCGACTGCTCAGGCTGTAATAGCAACAAACGGTGAAATTGAAAAAATCGTAATAACCGATGCGGGCTCAGGCTATACCTATGCAAGCATTAATATTGTTGGAGATGGTCAAGATGCCATGCTTCAACCTATTATTTCGCCTTTTTTAGGACATGGTAGGAACGTTCCAGCTGAACTGAATGCGTCGACTTTAATGTTTTATAAAAACCTAAACTACGAAAAATTTGGTGGAGTGCCAATCAACAATGATTTTAGACAATTTGGTATTATACGCAATCCTCGTTCAGCTGGATCAAGTACTCTTTTAACAGATCCTGTCACAGAATATTCATTTGCGATTTATGGAAACTATGACGTTTCTGCATTTCCAGTTGGCACTGTATTGCGAACAGCAGAATTAAAACAATATAGGGTATCTTCAATTATAATTAGTGAAAAAACTGAAAAGTCTGGAATTGTTTTGACCGAGGTTAACAAAGAAGGTATTGGTATTACAATTGGTCAGTCACTTGTAAGAAATGACATTCCTTCTATAGGACTTGTAGTTGGCGGCGTAGAAAAACAACGAGTTATTCAAAACAACGTTGCTAGTCCATGTTATGTTATTGGATGCAATTTTGATCAAGACTATTTTCCATTAGATACCGTTGTCGTAATTAACGGAAAACAATTTGTTGTAGTCTCGACACAGCCTGGAAAAATGTTGCTTTCTCCAAGAAACGGTGGAAAAATACACGTAAGTGATACTTTAAATAAGTTAGGAACATCACTATATATCCAAGTTCTCAGTGTTGTTGAACCAAATGTTGATATATTTTCAGGCGACATGCTGTTTATTGATAATCGTGATCCGTTCAACCAGACAATAGACCAAGCAGTAACTTTCAGATCCATTATAAAATTCTAAAATGACAAAAACATTTAACATCGATCCGTACTATGATGATTTTGAGGCAGCAAAAAATTATCATAAGATTCTTTTTAAACCGGGTGTTTCTGTTCAAGCACGAGAATTAACGCAACTGCAAACTATTCTCCAAGACCAAATACAGAAATTTGGCAATCATATTTTCAAGCAGGGATCTGTAGTTATTCCTGGAAATTCTCTTAGCGATTTGTCTGTTCCTTATGTAAAAGTAAAAACACTGCTAGGCGTAACAAATCTTTCATCATTGAACGGAAAAAACATAGAAGGTAGAACAACGGGTATAAAGGCATATATTAGAAAAGCTGAACCTGCTGGAAACGGCGGTCCAATTACTCTTTATATAGCATACAGATCTGGAGGAACAAATCAAAATTCTCCTGCTAGTGTATTTGCAGATAATGAGACTTTAAATGTTGAGGGTAACAGCAGCATAACAATCATAACAGAAGAAACAAATAGCACAGGTTTAGGATCGCTTGCTTTTATTAATGATGGTGTCTATTATGTCAACGGCATGTTTGTCACGGTTAATCTTCAGTCTGTTGTTATTGATCGTTATTCACAGCAGCCTTCATGTCATGTTCTGCTAAAGATAAACGAGACCATCGTAGATAGTGATGAGGATGCGTCGCTTCTTGATCCAGCACAAGGAACGTATAATTATTCTGCTCCTGGAGCAGATCGTCATAAGGTAACTCTCACATTAACAACACTTCCTCTTGGAAGTACTATAAGTGACGACTATGTAGAGCTTATGCGGTATAACGATGGCGTATTAGAGGAACATTCGCGCTATCCAAAATACAATGAACTTGAAAAATCTCTCGCTCGGCGCACGTACGACGAATCCGGCGATTATGTGGTCGATGGATTAAAGATTAGTGTTCGTGAACATTTAAATTCTAATTTTAACAATGGCGTATTTGACGCGCAGAACGGTGGCGATCGCGGAAAATTTGTTGCAGAAATTTCAGCCGGTAAAGCATATATTCAAGGGTTTGAAAACGAAAAATTGGTATCGTCAAGACTTGAATTAGAAAAAGGTCGTAGTACAAGTCATATTAAATCGCGATCGTCTATTGCATTAAACCCGCGTTTTGGTCAATATTTGTTTATTCATAAATTGCGTAGTTTACCTAGCATCAGCAATAGAACTGTTCTAAGTTTACGCAATTTTGACAATGCCGAAATTGGCACAGCAAGAATTCTATCTGTTGATCTACACATTTCAGACGACGTAAATCCAGACAGCGCAATTTTTAGACTGTACGTATCTGACATTGTAATGAATTCTGGCAGAACAACATCGGAAATTGTTTCAGTTTACAGTGATGGAATGTTTTTCGCATCAGTGTGTCATAAAATGAATGTTCCCGTGTCTGGTGCGAATTTTAATTCTCAAGATACAGTAACAACTATTGCAGGTCGCTCCTGTGGTGTAGTAAAGTATATTCGCAGCAATTCAGAATTATACGCTAGCAAGGGATCTAGTCCTCTTCCAGAAAGCGGAGATAAAATACGTGGGAGTGTAAGTACTGCGGAAGGCGTTGTACTCGCAGTTGATAGTGGTGGAAATCTTAGTGGAAATGCAGCAATTGTTGAATTGCCATTTGATGCAACATATAGAGTTCGTCGTCAAGATAATACAGTAGACTTTACATATACAGTGTATAAACAATTGTCTATTTCAATTAGCGGTGGATCTGGAAGTGCATCTGTTGTTGGTATGACGATTGATCCATTTGAACAAGGCAATACAATCGCAGTTCATCCTACTCAAGGCGTAATTCCAATTATGTCCAATCAAGTAGTAGTTAATATGAACAGTATTTCTTTGGGTGGATTGAGTACCATTTATAATGGAGAAATTTCAGTTATAGTTGCATGTACAAAAACTGCACAGACTAATAAGAGCAAGACACTTGTTTCTCATCCTATTGTGAATGTGCAAGCTAAAAATATTATTCCGCTTCCTGTGTGTGATGTATTTGAAGTGTTGAGCATTCGAAGCGTGGATGGTGATGTTACCGATAGATATGAGCTTGATAATGGCCATCGCGACTATGCATACTTGCCAGGTTCTCTTAGATTGAAACCTGGAAAAGCATTGCCAACTAGCGCAGTTTCTGTATCGTTTAATTACTTTACACACTCAGGTAGCGGCGATTATTTTTCAATTGACTCGTACGAATCAAGCGGTCTTGTAGATTACTATGATAGAGTTCCAAAATACAAATCTGGTTCAGACGGTAAAATTTATAATCTAATAAACTGTCTTGATTTTAGACCGCGTATTAATGCGCAAAATTTAAACGATCAGAGCACCACTGATCTTGTTCAAATAGATTCACGAATTGTTACATCAGTCAGTTACTTTGTACCGCGTATTGATCTTGTGGTAATGAATAAATCTGGTAAAATAGAATCAATCACTGGAATTCCTGCCGAAAAGCCGTCAGAACCTAAACAGCCGTCTGGCACTATTCTATTAGGAAAGTTGCGTGTTCCAGCATATACATCCGCAATAAAAGACATTGAAATAGTCAAGGCAAAAAATAATGGCTATACAATGTCTGAAATAGCCAAAATAGAAGATAGAATTTTTAATCTTGAGCAATATTCACTGCTGAACGAAAGTGAAAAAAGTCTTGTAACAAAAGAAGTTATTGATGCAAAAACTGGTCTAACACGTTTTAAATCTGGTTATCTTGTTGAGACATTTGACAATCCGGACATGATTGGAGATGTGTTTAACGAAGAGTTTAAGGCGACTTATGTAGATGGCTTTTTAATACCGCAGATTGAGCGAAACGAGGTTGATCTTAAGCCTATTAATTTTGGGTCAGACAGAACATACGCTACACTTCCTTTTACTCAAACGGTTTTTGCGCAACAACCGCTTTCATCTAGAGTGACCAATGTAAATCCATTTGCCGTTTATTCATGGACCGGGCGTCTTGATTTAACTCCAACTTCTGATTCTTGGGTTGAAACAGAATTTTTACCTGCAATTTTTAATACAACAACCACAAGCGAAACCGTTAACGTTGAAGTTCGTCGTCCGTGGAATTGGCAACCATCACCCGGCGAAAACTTTAGATTTGCACCGAGTCCTGCTCCAGTTGGCGGGGGTGGGGGTGGGGGCTGTTTTATTGAATCAGCAACTATAGAAATGTCAACCGGAAGAAGAAAGTGCATTTCTAATGTACGTGTCGGTGACCTTGTTTACAATTTTGATAAAACAAAAATCAACGAAGTTAAATTCATTGAAATTATTAAAAATAATGATGTTCCACTTTTTTCTGTAAACAAAAACGAAGTTCCATTCGCTACAATCAATCATCCACTTTATATTAATGGCGTATTAAGCGCGGTTGATGCTGACAATTCAAACTATGTGTGGCTTGGTGAAATGGCTGATCTATTACCATACAAGGTTATTGCTGCGTCAGGAGAAACAGTGTACAATTTATGGGTAGACGGTGATGGAACTTATAGAGTAAATAAGTACGGAACAACTTCTATTATTGGAGATGGAAGCTGGTTAACACGTATGTTTGAAGCCGGAATTTTGACACAAGAAGAAGTAACAGATATCATGTTACGTTGTTCTTTAAATGCAGATAGACAGATTGGCGCATTTAGAATTAATAAATTTCTTGAAAAACTTTCACGACGACTTCCAATACATACTTTTATAGCGTGGGCGTTAAAAACTAAAAAGGATAAGTTTTTAATGTTCATTTTTGAGCAAGTTGGAAAAAATATTAGAGACTAAGCAATGGCAACAAGATCAGTAAGTAGAACAGACCTAGTAGGTGTTTCGTCTGTAGCGTGGATGCGAGCAGTTCGAATAAATTTTGTCATAACTGAAACAAAACCACAAACTGTATTGTATCCATTTTTTGATGGCAAGAGTATTGCGCTGTTTACACGCTGTCATGAAACAGGCAGCACGCTAATTAAAACTGACGATAATGGTCGGTGTTCTGGATTTGTTGATATTCCACCTTTTACGTTTAATACAGGCAGCCGAATATTAAAGTTTCAAGAAGAACCAAAATACAATCCAGACAGTCTGTCAGGAGCAACGCTGGGCAGTGCTTCTGCAACTTTTACTACAAGTGCAGTCCGTCAAACTTTACAACAAACAACAGATACGTTTGTTCATAATGTGTTCTATAATCAAATTAGTGTTATAGATCCTCCACCTCCGCCACCTCCGCGTGGTGACCCGTTAGCTCAGTCTTTCTTTACGCATGGTGTAAATGGCGGCTGTTTTGTCACCGAAATTGATATCTTTTTTAGAACAAAAGACGACAATATTCCAATTGTGTGTCAGATTCGTGAATTGGTAGCAGGCGTTCCTGGAGATAATTGGGCTACATTCAATTCAAGTGTATCGTTAAATCCATCTAGTGTTGCTTTAAGCGATAATGCTAGTATACCAACTACATTCCGTTTTTCAACGCCAATATATTTGCCGCAAAATCGTGATTGGTGTTTTGTTTTACTCTCTAATAGTAACAAATATACTGTTTTTACAAGTAAACTTGGTGAAAAATCAATTGAGACTGGAAAAACAATTTTTGAACAACCTCATATTGGATCGCTGTTTAAATCTGAAAATAATGCAACGTGGACTGCAGAGCAAACAGAAGACATTAAATTCACGATGCGCAAAGCAAAATTTGACACGACTAAGGTTGAGTCTTTGCAATTTAATGCTCAAGCAAATACATTTTTGATTTATGGGAATTCAATACAAGTCGAAGACAAAAGTCCTAAAATAAAAATAAAATTTGAGCATCAACACGGACTGCGTCCTAATGATTATATTGAAATTAAAGGACAAGCTGATGCAGTGTATAGAGGAATTCCGTCATCAAATATTTCAAGTCAATTGAATACAGATTTTCCAGTTTCTGTTGTAGATCCTTATACAATAGAGTTTATAGCAAAATCATCAGCGACTTCAACTGGCACACTTGAATCCCCTGGCATTATTAATTCAATTATAGTTGATGATGGCGGTTTTGGTTATACAAACCCAACTATCATAATTGATGCACCTCAAGGTGGTGGAACAAGAGCGACTGCGAAAGTTCATCACACCGGCGGTGTTATAACGCACATTGAGATTACAAATAAAGGTTCTGGATATACATTTACTCCGTCTTATACACTAAGCGATCCTACTGCTGCTGGTATTGCAAAATTAGCAGTAATCTCTGAGAGTATTTTTGAGGTTACTACCAATAACGTTGCGCATGGGTTTAAACCACTATTTCCGCATGCATTAACTCCTGATACAAATATCAAATCTCGTTTGAAGACGACAAATTCAAATTACGGCACCTCTGGGTTTGCTGCAGTAAAATTAGATGAGTTTCACGCTGTAAATGAACACTCTGTTATTTTGAGCGGCAAAAATCAAAGTATGTATTTGCCGGGTCAGCGATCAACCGAATTCGTTGTTGAATTAGAATCAACAAATGAGAATACATCACCAATTGTACTGTTGAATCATGAACGCAAGATTCAAACGTTTGCATATTCTATTAATAATTTTCCTTCATATGACAACATTGTAACGGTTAGCGAATTACCAACCACTGGTGGATTGGCTAATACAGTATATTTCCGCACAACTGATAATACCGATTGGGTATTAAGTGGTACGCAGTGGGTTGCAGCAAATTCTGAATTCAAACCAACCGGTGGCGGGGCGTACTCTAAATATATAACAAAACAGTTTACGCTAGAAACTCTTAGTAAAGGCGCTCGAGTTTATGTAAATGCTGCTAGTATGTTTCAGAGTAGTTTTGATGTATACTTTAGAACAAGCTTGTCTGGGTCTGGAAAAGAACACAAGGACAAAATTTGGACAAAAATGAACTGTTCAGTGAAAAGAAATCTGTCAAAATCTCAGGATGAATTTCTTGATTATGAATTTCAGCTTGACGATATTGAACCTTTTAACGTATATGACATTAAAATAGTAATGTTATCGAGCAATCAGGCAATTGTTCCACGTATTGCAAACTATAGAGTAATCATATTGGCAACATGAAACAGGTAATTGATAAACATGGAGTGGCTCTTGAAGGAATACACCGAGAGCCAAATGGCGCAATCTCTATCAAAAATGACTCTCAACTAATGAAGTCAGAACTTGAGATAGAGAGAATAAATAAAATGCACAATAAAGTAGAAGATTTACAGTGCGAAATCCGAGAGCTTAAAGAAATGTTAACACACCTGCTGAAAACCAAATGACTAATATTCTCTACAGAAAAAATTCAAACGCAACTGTACCAAGCGCATCGTCGGTTAAGGGCAGCCCACTTTCGAGTGATGAAATGGATGGGAATTTAAAGTCTATTTCAAATCATATCGACAATGTTGTGGGTATGGCTATTACTAACAGTACAGAAATTAATGCTGTTAAAAATAGTTTAAACACGACAAACGCAAATGTTAGCAGTCTTGAGAGCAGAGTAGGTAATAACATTGACGTTCTTGAAGCAGTCGTAGAAGATTTAAGTTCTGTTTTTAGAGTACAAAATTTTGATTCGACTTTTTCAGGTTATCAGTCGGGTCAACAAAATGCTGGAGCATGGAATACGGCTAATGGTTTTCGTTCGCTTTTTTCTAATACGTCCGGTTACTCAAATTCTGCGTTTGGCAATGGAGCTCTACACAGCAATACTGTTGGTATTTCAAATACTGCAACGGGCGCAGCTTCGCTATTTTCTAATATAAGTGGCAATTTTAATACAAGCGCCGGTCAAAATTCAATGCGTGAAAATACCGTTGGTGTTAACAACACAGCAGCTGGTTATCAAAGTCTTTATTATAATGTCGACGGTAATAATAATACGGCAGTTGGATATGACAGTCTTTTTAAGAACATCAACGGCTATGGCAATACGGCAGTTGGCTGGGCAGCAGGTAAAAATAATAATACAAATGGTTTGACCGCAATTGGTGCAAACAGCTTAAACAATAATACAACCGGCGATAAAAATACAGCCGTCGGATTCAATAGTTTACAAGCAAATACAACTGGTTCAAAAAATTCTGCATTTGGTGACGGCGCGCTTTTTGATAATATATCGGGCGATAACAATACAGCAATTGGTTGGTGGTCGCTATTAAGAAATACAACTGGAACAAATAATACTGCAGTTGGAATGAGCGCATTGTCTCAAAACACCACAGGTGTTGAAATTACAGCAGTTGGTCAAGAATCAATAAGTAAAAATACAACTGGACGGTCAAACACTGCGGTTGGTGCTAAAAGTCTGTATGAAAATACAACTGGAGGTTGGAACATTGCAGTCGGTACGCGTTCATTGCATAAAAATACAGAAGGACATTCGAATGTCGCAATAGGTTCTGATTCACTGTTCAATAATACTACTGGTGCATGGAATGTTGGCATTGGCAATAATGCTCTTAGAGAAAATACGACCGGTGGTTATAACATAGGTATTGGTGTTGAAGCATTACGTTACACTGTTGGCGGCGGTCAAGCACCAACTAATGAAAAACACATGTACGGTCATCATAATGTTGCAATAGGTGTTACCACGCTACAGCAAAATACGAGTGGATATTTGAATACTGCGCTGGGTCATAGTGTTCTTAAATCAAACACAACAGGTGCATTAAATACCGCAGTTGGTCATGTAGCTTTAAATGCTTGTACAACAGGAACGTACAATACGGCTGTGGGAGTTAGCGCTGGAGCGAATATAACAACTGGATCTAACAATGTTGTTATTGGTGGCAATGATGGAGCATCAATAGCAACATCTAACAATAATATTATTCTAAGTGATGGATCTGGAAATATTCGCGCGAGTTGTAACGCTGCTGGTGTTTGGGATTTTAAGAGTGATGTTTTTGAAAAAAATAAGATCACTTATTTGAGCAAGTCGGGATATAATCACCTATCAATGATTCTTAATGATCGATTATATTCAACTGCAGGCAGCACTGGTTCATACTCTGACTGTACCAGTGGTCGCGGTTTAAATGGCTCCTTAATTCATTTTGGCGTAGATAATTTTCAACCTATTCATTTTCCAAACATTGGTGCAGAACGTAAAATAATTAGCTCAGGTGGAACCGGATATCAAGTTCAATGGGCATTATTTGATAATGGTAACTTATACACTTGGGGGTTAAACTCAAACGGACAGTGCGGTGTTGGCGACTATTTTCCTAGACCGCTGCCAGTTTTATCCGCAACAAACGTAAAAGAAGTATTTAGTCATCCTACTAACGGTGATATCGACGTTACCCATACTAGACTGTTTTATCTAAGCAACTCTGGTGAATTATTTGGATGTGGATATAATGCGCATGGCGCATTAGGGATTGGAAATACTACCACAACTATTCCAAGTTGGACTAAAATAAACGTGCCTGGTCTGACTGCGTCAACACCGTTGAAACTTTTTAACTTAGGGTCGTGGGTCGGCTGCACAGTGCTTTTCTTAAATGGTAAAATTTATGTTACTGGGTACAACGGGTATGGGCAATTAGGAACATACGATACTAACAGCTTAACAACATTCACAGACGTAACCTCAAATTGGGTTCAAACGACAGTTGATATGCTCCCAGGTGATACTTCAGCAAACATAACTGACATAAAAGTTTCAGGTGGTTTTGGGTACTACAGTACCCAAAACCCACAGTCATCAGTGACAATGCTAATAAAACACCAAGGCAGAGATCATGGGTACTTGCGCACATGCGGTAACAATACGTGGGGACAGCGCGGGACAAATGAAGGCTTAACTAATTTTAGTGTACCGGCGTCTCCAATGATACCTAATGCTTATTCTAGGAGCAGAGTACTGGATTTTGCTGTATTTGGTGGCGGCCCAGCAACAGTTTATGCTATGACTATGACTGAAAGCAATGGTTTTACAGCCGGTATTGACAATACCGGCGGAAATAGTTTATATACTTGGGGTTATAATGATTTTGGTCAGATAGGTCGACCTGTAACATCTAGTACTAATGCAATTCCCGCTTGGGCTGCTGGAAATGTTGCTGCTCTGCATTGTAATGGAATGTCAGAACATTCATCCTCGCATTATTCACATGGCTTTTATACTGACAATTCGGGTCAGTTATGGGCAGCAGGATACAATGTTCAAGGTTGTCTTGGCAATGGGAGTACATTTGCAAGCAACAATGCATTCACTAAAGTGTTGTTGCCAGCTGGAGAAGAAGTTGTAGACCTAGGATGGTATTCAACAACTGGAGGAGGACGAATATTGTTAGCAAGAACACGACAGGAAAACTTGTATGCCTGGGGTTACAATGGACAACACGGGATAACTCCATGGCAAGGCGGTAATGTACCAACTCCTATTCTTGTGAGGCTTCCGACGATGAACAAAGTTCAGCCAAAAAATCGGCTTCCAACTTATGTTTATCGAAATCCAGCTGGATCAACTGTTCAAACATTAAATTTAAAAACTGAGGCGATCAAACTTGGTTGGGATGGTCATAGTGATTTTGAGACATTTATTATAATAAACGATGGAATAATTGGATCAAACACGGCTGGTGATTATGCACTAGATACAAGCGATGGATGGCCAGCACCAGTTTTTAATGATACAGTCACGAAAAATCAGATTCTAATTATCAATAGAGGCTATATTGTCGGTCGTGGCGGACGAGGTTCAAATTGGAATGGAACATCTAGTACGTATACATCAGAAAGACAAAGCCCAGAAATTGACGGCGGTCCTGCTTTGATAGCAAGAACCAGAATCTTAATAGATAATTCAAACGGTACTATTGCTAAAGGTGGCGGTGGTGGATGGTCGGTTTGGCAAGGTTGGTCTAATGGGGCTAGATATGTTTATGACGCTGGCGGTGGAGGCGCCGGATCACCTCCAGGTGCTGCAGGTATTAAAGGGATCAGTCCTAATCCAGCACCACAGCCTGGCACGTTAACCAAAGGCGGATTGGATTATACTGACGGCAAAGGTGGAAAAGATTTAGGAATTCCTGGATATACAGAAAATGAAGAAAACAGAGTTAGACCTACTATAACCGGCGACTCATTTATAACTTGGATAAACAAAGGAACTGGACTACTTGGTCCAATTACTTAGACGTAATGTTATTGCAATAATCACGGAACAAAATAAACATGAATAATGTACAACAAGAAACACCGCAAAGCGGTATTGTCTTTACTGAAAAGGATACGTTCTTATACAAAACGTATATAGACAATAAATTGCAAAGCGTATACGCAGATGGCAATAACGGAGTTTATGTATCAAGTGAATCTGAAATAACACCGACATTAGAAAATAATGATAAAAATTTGTTGGAATATTTTGCAAAAGCTTCGTCAACAATCAACGTAGACGAATCACAAACTACTAGCTTAGCGCCAATTACTACTGAATTTGTTTTTATTAAATTAATCGGCGATCAAGTTTTGTTGGGTGGAAGATCTGCAACGACAGAAATGATAACAGACGGTTGGTTTGAATACTCTGGAGTTATACCCAAAGAGTCATTACGATCATATGATTATCTTGCAATGGAAAACTCAGAGATAATCATCAAAACAGATATCAACAAACAGCGCACTGCTCTTGTTGAAGAAACTAAAAAATATTTAGCCGATACTGACTATAAGATGACAGTGGATTATTTTGCACAACTAACTACTGAGCAACAGCAAGAATTAACTGAAAAACGCGATACCGCACGTAAGTTCATTAGGGAACACGCGAAACACGTAAATACAACAACAACAACAACAACAACAACTTAACAAAAAACTTATTATATAAAAATAAGTTTTAATAAGTCAAACAAGGAAATTACAA